GTGGTCGCCTTCGTGGAGCGGTATTGCCTCACACCGGAAGGGCAGCACGTCGGGAAGCCGATCAAGCTGGTGCCGTTTCAGAAGCGGTTTATCAAGGCGATTTACGACAACAAGCGAGGGACGCACACCGCTTACCTGTCGATCGCTCGCAAGAACGGCAAAACCGCATTGATCGCCGGGATGATGCTGGCGCATCTGGTCGGCCCGGAAGCGAAGCTGAACAGCCAGATCGTCAGTGGCGCCCGCAGCCGGGAACAGGCCGCGCAGGTCTTCAACTACGCCGCGAAGATGGTGCAACTGTCACCGGTGCTGTCCGGGCTGGTGAAGATCATCCCATCCGGTAAGCGCCTGATCGGGCTACCGCTGAACGTCGAGTACCGCGCGCTATCGGCAGAAGGCCAGACGGCGCATGGCCTGAGCCCGATCCTCGCCATCCTGGATGAGGTCGGGCAGGTACGCGGCACGCAGGACGATTTCATCGACGCGATCACGACCGCACAGGGCGCGCACGAATCGCCTTTGCTGGTGGCAATCAGCACGCAGGCCGCGAATGACGCCGACCTGTTTAGCACTTGGATCGACGACGCGAAGCAGTCGAAAGACCCGCGCATCGTCTGTCACACCTACGAAGCGCCGGCCGGGTGCAGTTTGCTGGACGCGAAGGCATGGAAGGCGGCGAACCCTGCGCTCGGACTTTTCCGGTCTCTTGACGATCTGGCGGAGCAGGCGAAAAAGGCCGCGCGCATGCCGAGCGCGGAGAACACCTTCCGCAACCTGATCCTGAATCAGCGGGTCTCGACGGTCTGTCCGTTCATTTCGGTGGACGTGTGGAAGTCGTGTGGCGGCGTAGTCCTACCGTTCGGCGACTCGCCGGTGTGGGCCGGGTTGGATCTGTCCGGGCGCACCGACCTGACCGCACTGGTGATGATCGCCAAGCTGGCCGGCGTGTGGCATGTGATGCCGCACTTCTGGACGCCGGAAGTAGGCCTATCTGAGAGAGCAAAGCGGGACCGGGCGCCTTACGACGTATGGGCGAGGCAGGGGTATATGCACACCACGCCTGGCGCGACGGTCGATTATGAATACGTGGCTCAGGACATCGCGGCAATCCTCGGTCCGCTGAATGTGCAGTCCGTTGCGTATGACCGCTGGCGGATCGACCTGCTGAAAAAAGAGTTCGAGAAGATCGGCGCGGATATCCCGCTCGTCGAATTCGGGCAGGGGTTCAAGGACATGAGCCCGGCGATCGAATCGCTTGAGGCTGAGATGGTAAATGCTCGAGTCGCGCACGGCGCGCACCCGGTGCTGACGATGTGCGCATCAAACGCAGTGGTGACATCGGACCCTGCCGGCAATCGGAAGCTCGACAAACACAAGGCCACGGGCCGCATTGACGGACTCGTTGGGATGGCAATGGCGTTCGGGTGCGCTTCGGCGCAGGAAGAGGAAGCCGAATCCGTTTATGAAGCGTTGGCGCGCAAGACAAGGGAAACGCTGAATGAACATTCTTGAACGCATCAAAAACCGCCTTACGTTCTGGCGTGTATCTCATCCACGATTCTTCGTCGGCCAGAACCAAGCCGGCGTAACGGTCACTGAAGACACCGCGCTCGCGTATTCGGCCGTGGCAGCCTGCGTGCGGGTGGTCTCGGAAACGCTGGCCTCTTTGCCGTGGCAGGTCTATCGCCGCATTGATGGTGGCGGCCGCGAGGCGATGGGGAACAACTCCATTCAGTGGCTACTGAACATACAAGCTAATCCGGAAATGACGGCGTATGTGTTCCGCCGGACGATGATCGCGCATCAGCTGACGTGGGGAAATGCCTACGCGGAGATCGAGCGGAGCACAGGCGGCCGGGCCACTTGGCTGTGGCCTTTGCCGCCTGATCGGTGCTGCCTCGAGCGAGATCAGGACGGCGCGCTGTGGCTGAAAGTGACCGGAGAAACCCGAACGTACTACATCAGCCGGGACAATTTCCTGCACTTCTCGGACGGCGGATTCGATGGAATCGTCGGAATGTCTCGCGTGCAAGCAGCGCGCCGGGCAATCGGCGCTGGAATCGCGCAGGACGTGTTCGCTGTTCACTATTATGCAAACGGCGCATCGATTGGCGGCGTGATTGAGAACAAGACGGCCAAGCTGAGCATCGAGGGCCGCGAAGCTTTGCTTGCGGACTTCAACGAAAAGCACGGCGGCCCTACAAAGGTAGCGAAGACGCTCTATCTCGACAACGGCATGGAATACAAGCAGTTCAGCTTGCCTCTGACGGATGCGCAATTCCTTGAAACGCGCCGGTTCCAGGTCGAGGAAATCGCCCGCTGGTACGGCGTGCCGCTCCATCTGCTGCAGGATCTGACCAACTCGAACTATGCCGTCAGTTATGAGGCGTCGAAAAACTTCGTTGAATACACCCTGCGCCCGCTTTGTGTCCAGCACGAGCAGGAGGCCAACATCCGTCTGTTCGGCACTCGCTCGATGGGGTCCGTGTATTCGCGCGTGAATCTTTCCGGGCTGCTTCGCGGCGATCCGAAGACGCGAGGCGAGTATTACAAAGCCATGATCAATGCGGGCGTGATGAACATCAACGAAATCCGCGAGCTTGAGGAACTGAACTCGATCGGGTCGGACGGTGATGAGCATTACATGCAACTGAACATGACCACGATCGCCCGGATCGCGTCCGGTGATGCGCAGGCAGAATCCGCAGAGCCGGAAGCGCCGGAGCCCGAGCCGGAGCCTGAACCACAACCCGAGAACGTAGTCCGCAGCATCGCCAAGGCGTGGCGGCGTGAGCAGAAACAGGAGCAGCGCAATGTCTAATGTACGGTTCGTCAATCGCGGCAACGCCGGGGAAATCTGGCTATACGATCAGGTCGGGGAAGGCATGTTCGGCGGCATGTCCGCGAAAACCTTCGGCAATGAACTGCGCGCGCTCGGCAAGGTTGGAGAGATCAATCTGCGCATCAACTCCCCGGGCGGATCGGTGTTCGATGGGGTCGCAATCTACAACCAGCTCAAACAGCACCCTGCCCGGATCGTGGTCGATATCGATGGGGTTGCCGCGTCGATTGCTTCGGTGATCGCAATGGCGGGCGACGAGATCCGCATGGCAGACAACGCCATGATGATGATCCATGACCCCTACACGATGGCGGCCGGCGGCGCGGAAGAGATGCGCAAGACCGCAGACCTGCTGGACCAGATCCGCGACATCATCGCCAGCACCTACGCCAAGCGCACCGCTCGATCCGATTCGGAAATCAAGCAACTGATGGCCGATGAAACCTGGATGTCCGCTGGCGACGCTGCGGCTCTCGGCTTTATCGATGCCGTCACCGAAGAGCAGCGCATCGCCGCATGCAGCGGGTTCGACTTCTCAAATTTCCGCAAGACGCCGGCCGCACTGACTGGCGCCACTCAATCCGCACAACACTCGATGGCGCAAGTGAAGCTCGCCGCCATGAGTACCAGATTGCGATAAATCAATCGCAAGACAGCCGGCGCTTTAGCCGCATCACGCCACCTTCGGGTGGCTTTTTTTTCGGAGCAAAGAAATGCAAAACATCGAGCAGATCAAAGCCCGGCTCGTCGAACTGAACGAGATCGGGAAGGCCATCCAAGCGAAAGCGGACGCTGAGAAGCGCGAGCTGTCGGCGGATGAACAAAAGGAAGTGGACGCCATTTTCAACGAGTTCGAGGCCGCCGAGGCAGACATCGCGCGCCGTGAGCGTCTGTCGGCTCAGGAACAGCGCCTCGGCCAAAGCGCCGGCCGCGTCGTCCCGCCCCAGCCGCTTGCCATGCAAAACGGCTCGAGCGTCGTCGTCCAGAACGGTGTCGGCGCGGATGGCCTGCGCAATACCCGCCTTTCGACGGTCGAAGAGCGTGCCCGGTGGGGGTTCCGCGACTTCGGCGAGTTCTGCGCGACCGTGCGTTCCGCCTCGAACAACCCCAGTTCGATCGATCAGCGGCTGATCACGAACGCGCTGTCCACCTACGGGTCGGAATCCGTCGGCGCCGATGGCGGTTTCGCGGTTCCGCCCGAATGGCGCTCCTCGATCATGGAAGCCGTAGTCGGCGAGGACTCGCTGCTGTCGCGCACCGATCAGCAGCAGGCAACCGGCAACAGCATCACGTTCCCGGTCGACGAGACGACCGCATGGCAGACCAGCGGCGGCATCCAGGCCTACTGGGACGGCGAAGCCGCTGCCATGACGCAATCGAAGCCGGCTCTCAAGGAAGTTACCGTCAAGCTGCACCGTGTGACCGCTCTGGTCCCGGTGACGGACGAGCTTCTGCAGGACTCGGCCGCGCTCGGGTCGTATGTCTCCCGCAAGGCAGGCGACAAGATTGCATTCAAGGTCAACGACGCGATCCTGAACGGCACCGGAGCCGGCCAACCGCTCGGCATCCTGAACGCCCCGGCTACCGTGTCGGTTGCGAAGGAAACCTCGCAGACTGCCGCGACGTTCCACGCCGACAACGCCGTCAAGATGATGGCCCGCATGCCGGCCGCAAGCTTCGGCCGGTCCGCGTGGATCATCAATCAGGATGTCGTGCCGCAGATCATGAAGCTCGGCTTTGCGGTTACGACCGCCTCCGGCACTGCGGCCGGCGCTGGACAGCTGTACATGCCCCCGACTGGTCTGGCGAACTCGGGCGCGTATGGCTCGCTGCTCGGCCGGCCGATCATCGTCACCGAAGCAGCCGCAACGCTCGGCACGGTCGGCGACGTGGTTCTCGCGGATCTGGCTCAGTACCTCGCGGTGATCAAGGCCGGCGGCGTGCGTTCCGACACCTCGATCCACCTGTTCTTCGATCAAAACGCGACCGCCTTCCGGTTCGTGCTGAGGATGAACGGTCAGCCGTGGCTGTCGGCGCCGATCGCTCGCAAGAACGGTTCGAACACCCTCTCGCACTTCATTACCCTCGCGACCCGCGCGTAATTGATCTGAGCCCGGCGTAATGCCGGGCGCAACGGAGAACACGAAATGACCACATCTTTGAACGGCCGGCTCGACGAGCAGGTTTACATGGTGCAGGCCGCCAGCAATGGCGTTCTGACGACCACCGTTGGCGACTGCGTCTATGTGTCGCTGAAAAACTACCGCAAGGTGCAGGTTGTCATCGACCTGTTGAATGCAACAACCGTCACCGGCGCGACCGTGACGCTCAAGCAAGCGACCGCGGTTGCCGGCACGAACGAAAAGGCGCTTGCCTTCACGCGCATGCTGGCAAACATCGATGTTGCTGCGTCGCAGGCGATGACCGAAACGGCCGTGACCAGCAACACCTTCACGACCGACACCACGAACTCGAAGCGCCTGCGCTACGTGCTCGACGTGGACTCCGAGGAGCTTGATGTTGCTGGCGGTTTCGACTGCTTCCGCGTGGACTGCACCGGCGCTCTTGCCAGCCTCGGCACCGTTACCTATGCGCTGTACGGCGCACGGTATAGCGGTTCCAGCCCGATGGTCGATTGATCGATCTGATGATTGAAAGAAGCCCGCCATGCGCGGGCTTTTTGCTTTTCAGGAGCCACACACATGGCAGTCACCTATAGCACCGCAATGAAAACCCTGCGCATGCAGGCCGTCGCCGATGGCATCGACGCCGGAGTCGGCGCCGGTACGCTCGAGATCGGCACGACCGCGATGGGCACCGTCCTCGCCGTGTTCCAGCTCGTCGAGCCCTGCGGCACCGTGTCGACCGACACCCTCACACTCGACTTCGACCCGGACATCTCGGACACCTCGGCGGACGCGACCGGCACCGCAGCGGCCGCGCAGATCAAGAACGGAGACGGCACCGTGGTCATCTCCGGCCTCACCGTCGGCACCTCTGGCACCGACATCATCCTGGACAACGCGAGCATCACGGCGACGCAGACGGTCACGCTCACGGCTGGAACTCTGGCGCACGCGGCGTAAGCCAACCGCATGATCCAGCTCGCACTGTACAAGCACCGCCGGCCGCTCACCACGCTCGCCGGCATCGGTGATGCGCTGATCCGATGGTGGACGCGCTCCGAATATTCACACTGCGAGCTCGTGGTCGATGGGATGTGCTTCAGCTCGTCGATCCAGGACGGCGGCGTGCGGGCGAAGTCGATCGAACTGCGCTCCGACCGGTGGGACTGGATCGATCTTCCGTGGGCGAGCCGCGACGCGATCATCGCGCACTGGGACGAAACGCTCGGCCAGCCCTATGACTGGTGGGGCTTGATCGGCTCGCAAATCTTTAACCGCCGATCGCACGGCTTGAAAGCCGCGTTTTGCTCCGAGTGGTGCGCCGCCGCGCTCGAGCTGTCCCACCCACAGACCTACAGCCCGCAGACGCTCGCGGACTATTGCCGGAGCCGCAGAGCATGACCCCAACCGAAATACGCGCGGCGATTGCCGCCGACCCAGCGATGCAGGCGCTCGTGCCCGATACCGTCGCACTTGCCGCCGCGCTGTCGGTCGGGCGGGTGCGCCGAAGGATGTATCCAGCGACCGAGCGCACCGTCGTGTCGACGCTCGGGCTGATCGCGGGGGAGGAGTTTTTGTCCGCGCTCGAAGCCATCGCGGTCGCGCCCCTCGCCTCAGATCACCCGCTGCTGCCGTACCAGCCGGGCATTGCTCGGCAATTGGGCTGGCTCAAACGGGACGGGCTGGACGTGGGCGACCCGCAGACGCTCTCGATGCTCGATACGCTCTCCGCACTCGGGCTGCTCGACGCTGGTTCGGTGACGGCGATCAAAGCACTCGGCGTCGATCCGGACCCGGTGCCCGAATACGACGTGCGCGTCGCAATTTACAACGATGACGGGAGCCTGTCCCTGTGACCACAACGACCCTCACCAAAACGCCACGCACACTCATCGCGGCGGCTACCAGTAACGCCGCCGGCGCGACGACCGAGGGCACGCCGGTCGATCTGCGCACCAAGCAAGGCGGCATTCTGACCGCGAAGATCACCAACGGCGCCACTGGTCCGACCATTCAGGCGACGATTCAGGTGCTCATCGCGCACAACTCCGGCGCGACCCCGACTGGCGCGGCCGAGGGCACGGACTGGAAACTGATTCACGAGATCGGCGGCGGCACGACGGCGAACGATATCACGCGCATCCGGGGCCTGCCGGTCCCAGCCGGGGCGATGCACCTGCACGTCCGCGTTACCGGCAACACCGGGCAGGCCGTGACGTGCGAGGCGTTCCTGTCCGAGATCACCGACGCGCAGAGCGCGTAAATGTCCCGGCTGATCCTCCCGAGCCGGTTTCTCGACCAGCCGCAGCACCCGGTTGAGCTGTCGAGCGAGTTCGATGTGCCCGGCGCGCTCGCGTATCTCGGCGGGCAACGTGCGCTGATCGGACGCGGCAACTACGCCGAGGGCGGGACGATCGTTCATGAGCCGTGCAGGGGGGGCGTCGGATCACGCGGCACCACATCCACGAGCTACATCAACGCCGGCCGGCAGAACTACGCACAGGCCGGCGCCCACGCGATCATGGCGCAGTTCATCGCGCTCGACACAACATCCCGCCCGATCGCGGGGGAAAACGAAGCGAGCGGTGGCTCGACGTACATCGAGTTTTTGATGCTGAACACGAACTCGGCCGGCGCTGCCTCGGCCGGGCGAGTTCGGATGCAGTTCCGAAACGAGACCGGCGGCCTGCTACTCGCAGCCGCCACGACAAACGTCGTGTTTTCGGTCGGCGCCGTGCACACGATGGTGTGGAGCATGCCGAGTGCAACCACGCTCGCTTGCGCAGTGGATGGCCAGCTCGTCCCCCTAACATACAGCCACGCTAGTACGTACAACACCGCGCTAAAGTCGATGTTGCACGACTACGACCTGCTCAACTACAGCAACGCCGGTGCTCACCCGCTGGGAACGAACATCCAGTTGTTGATGTTCGCCCGACTCCCGATCGGCGGGCTCGACATAGAGGCGCTGTCGGCAGAGCCGTACCAGATTTTCCAAGCGCCGGACGATGTTCTGTATTTCGATCTCGGGGCGGGCGGGGACCCAACCGGGACCCTGGCCGCCACCGAAACCGGGGCGGACGTAGCTGCGCTCGCTGGTGATGTGTATGTCGTCGGCGCATTGGCAGCGACCGAAACCGGCGCGGACGCTGCAGCGGTCTCAGGCACGGTTCTCGTCATCGGCTCGCTTTCCGCAGCCGAGTCCGGTTCAGACAGCGCCGCATTCACCGGCACCGCGACCGGCGCCATCTCCGGGAGCCTTGTGGCGACGGAATCTGGCGCCGATACGTCCGACATGGCTGGCGTCGTGCTCGTGTCTGGCGCGCTTGCAGCTGCCGAAATCGGAGCAGACACGGCGAGCTTGTCCGGGTCGGTCCTCGTCACGGGTTCGCTCAGTGCGACCGAGGCGGGCGCCGATACGGCGAGCTTCACCAGCTCCACCACTTCGACCGGAGCCCTAGCCGCAACTGAGACTGGCGCTGACAGCGCCGCACTGACGGGCGTTGTCGTCGTTGAAGGCAACCTGGCTGCTGCGGAGGTCGGCGCAGACGCCGCAGCGATGGCCGGCGATGTGGTGGTGGGAGGATCGCTCGCTGCAACAGAAACCGGCAGCGACACGGCGGCTTTTACCGGCGACACCCCGGCAGAAATTCTCGGCACGGTGGCCGCGCAGGAAGCCGGCGCAGACAGCGCAAACCTTGTCGGTGCGGTACGGGTGCGCGGTTCGGCCGCAATCACCGAAACCGGCGCCGACACGGCGATCGTCGTCGGCCCAGTGCTCATTACGGGAGTGCTGTCTGCACCGCGCAAGCGGTACGCGAACGAACTCACGGCGATCCGCAGCAACCTACAAACGGCGCGGCGCCGGCCTAATCTCAACTGAGCGATACCCGATGACGACAAAACTGGTAAGCGTCGAGACCGAACCGGTCACGCTGACCGAGGCAAAGTTGCGCCTGCGTATCGATGGCACGGACGACGATAACGACCTCACGATGCTGATCTCCGCGGCCCGCTCGATGTGCGAGCAGCAGATCGACGGCTCGGTATCGGCCTGTACGTGGGATCTCAAGGTCGACAAATTCCCGGACGGGGAGATCAAGCTGCTTTGGCCGCCCGTGGCTACCGTTACGTCTGTCACCTACATCGATATCAACGGCGATGCGCAGGTCATGGATTCCAGCGCCTATTCGCTGGACTCGCACTCCGAGCCGGCATGGCTGCTGCCTGCAGTCGATACGGAATGGCCGGAAACCTACGACACCGCGAACGCTGTAACGGTGCGCTACACGGCCGGATACGGCGCTGCTTGCCCTGAACCGCTGAAGATGTGGATATTGCTTCACGTGGGCAATATGTATCGCAACCGCGAGGCGGTCAATGTCGGGAATATCGTTACAGAAATCCCATACTACAACGGGCTGCTTGATCGATATCGGGTGTGGTGATTGGGATGAAAGCTGGACAGCTAGACCGCCGGGTCAAGTTGCAGACCAAGGGCATCACACAGGATGCCTATGGTGGAGCGGTCGTTACGTGGTCGGACGCCGCTACCGTATGGGCGGCCGTCGAGCCACTATATGGGCGGGAGTTTTTCGGCGCGCAGCAGATCGATAGCGAGATCACCATCCGCGTGCGCATCCGCTACCGGGCTGGTGTGGTGCCTGCGATGCGGGTGCTGTACGGATCGCGCGTGCTGGACATCCGCAGCGTGATCGACCCGAAAGACCGGCACGAGGAATTGCAGCTGATGTGCAGCGAGGGCTTGACCGCCGGGTAATGCCGCATGACCATTGATCGGCGCCGAATATGCGGCCGGAAAATGGAGCTGGAAAATGAAAATAATCATCAAGTCGTTTGCCGCAGTGGGGTTCGGGTTGTGCGCGCTGATCGTTGCTCAGGTCGCCATGGGCATGATCGCCGGGCAGCACGGAATCAGCTTAGTGGCGGTGGTCCTTGGCTTTCTCGGTGCCGCCGTGGGCTGGCATCGCGTCAAGTGATCGTCGATGTTTCGGAGACTGGATAACGATGGCGGATGGCGTAACGCTCAGGGTTGATGGGTTGAAAGAGCTTGCGGACAAGCTGCGCGCGATGGGTCCGGACCTGTCGCGCGTCGCGCTTCGCGCAGGCGTTCGGGACGCGGCAAAATTGGTGCGCGATGATGCAAAGTTGAGAAACCCTGACGACACCAAGCTGACTGAAGAGAACATATACATTCAACATATTGGAAATCAGTCGAGCGACACACAGCAAACGTTTTTTGTCGGCGTACGATCGCGCAGAGGAAGATACTCAAAGGGCAAAAAGAAACCTCTTCCATTTTATTGGCGGTATATCGAGTTTGGCACATCGAAGGCGGCAGCTAGACCATTCATGCGACCTGCGTTCGAGCAGAATATCAGAGCTTCGATAGATGCAATCGCTGCGCAAATTAGTAAGCGCATCAAGTCGTATGACAGAAAACAATCGAAGCTTGCAAACATATGATCGAGACAGCCTTGTATTCCGTGCTTGTTGCGGCGGCAACTGCGGCGGCAGGACGCGTCTATCCGATGGAGCGGCCCGAGAATTCCGCTCTACCGGCGATCGTCTATCAGCGCGTGAGCACGACGCCGGATGTGACGCTCGCGGGGGACTCAGGCCTGGACGCGGTGCGGCTGCAGGTTGCGTGTTGGGCCTCGACGTATGCAGCCGCCAAGAGTCTGGCCGCAGCAGCGCGCACCGCAATTACCGGATCGGCCAGCCTCAAGGCCATTACAGAGATGGAGCTTGACGACCGAGACGAGGATACGCGCGAGTACCGCGTGATCCTGGATTTCCGAATCTGGCAGTAACCACACAACCCGCTTTCACCCACTGAACCCGCCCTGTGCGGGTTTTTGCATTTTAGGAGCAGCAAAATGTCCAACGCAATCAGCGCACAGGGTTCCACGCTGGAAATCGAAACCGGCAGCGGTTCCCCGATCACGACCGTCACCGCAGCCGTCGGGTTCCCGACCATCATTACCAGTTCCGCGCACGGCCTCTCAAACGGGGACGTTGTGGTCTTGTCCGCATTCGCTGGCGCTTCTGCGGCGCTGATGAATGGGCAAACCGTGGTCGTCCAGAACGTCACTACGAATACGCTCGCACTCGACATCGACACCACGGGCGGGACGCTGACTGCTGCGAACGGCACGCTGACGCCCGTCGCGCTGAGCAACATCGCCGAGGTCAAGACTTTCTCCGGGTTCGACGGGCAGGCGAGCGAAATCGACGTGACGCACCTTCAGAGCACGGCGAAAGAATTCCGCCTCGGACTGGTGGATGAAGGCGGGTTCTCGTTCGAGATGAACCAGATCAATACGGACGCGGGCCAGACTGCATTGCGCGCAAGCCGCGACGCCGGGACGATCAAACAGTACGTACTGACGTTCCCGAACGCGGAAACGGCGACCTTCAGCGCGTTCGCGAAGGGCGTTCCGACCGCCGGCGGAGTCGATGGAATCGTTACGTCGTCCGTGTCGCTGCGGATCTCCGGCTCTGTGGTGTGGGCGTAATCATGGCCTTGTCACGCGACCAGATCCTCGAGGCGGACGACGCTACGACGCAAGAAGTCGACGTCCCGGAGTGGGGTGGAACCGTTCGGGTTGCCAGCATGACCGGTGCTGCCCGCGACGCGTGGGAGAACGCGCTCGTCAAGCGCGAGGGCGGCAAGATCACGCCGAACCTCGATGACGTACGCGCTCGCCTCGTCGCCGCGACGGTGGTCGACGATGCCGGCAGCCTGCTGTTCTCGGCCGCCGACGTGCGTCGCCTCAGTCTCAAATCCGCCAAGGCGCTCGACCGCGTATGCAAGGTCGCGCAGCGCCTGAACGGACTGACGGCCGAGGATCTGGAGGATGCAAAGGGAAACTGAAACGGCGCCCCGAGCGCCGGTTTTATTTCCAGCTCGCCGAACGCCTCGGGATGCCGGTCGGCGAGATGCTGCGCCGCATGTCATCCGCGGAACTGACGGAATGGATGGCGTATTACTCGATTCAGTCCGAACAAGCGACTGACAGTCCGATCGTTGAAGACGCGGAAGCGCATACACAGAAACTCAAAGCCGCACTGTTCAAAGGGGCGAAGTAATGGCGTCACTCGGATCGCTGGTCGTCTCGCTCGCCGCGAACACGGCGCAATTTACCAGCGCGATGGACAAGGCCGCGTACCAGCAAGGCAAGCGCATGGAGCAGATGCGCAAGGATGCCGAGACGGTCGGCAAAGCCATCGGCGCGGCGCTTGTAATCGGCGCTGGAGCGCTTGCGGTGGCGGTCGAGCGCATCACAAAGCACGCCGACACCATGGGGAAAGAGGCCCAGAAGGTCGGCGAGTCGGTCGAGGAGTTTTCGCGGTTGACGCACGCGGCCGAGATGTCCGGCGCCAGCATGGAAAAGCTGTCGATCGGCATGAAAAAACTGAACGTCGGCATGGCCGAGGTTGCATTGACCGGCAAAGGCCCTGCCGCCGAGGCATTCACCGCCCTACGGATCAGCGTCACCAACGCTGACGGCTCATTGCGCGCCGGCAGTGCCGTCATGTCGGACGTGGCCGCACGGTTCGCCGCGATGGGCGAGACGGCGCAGAAAACCGCGTTCGCCGTGGATATCTTCGGCAAGTCCGGAACGGATCTGATCCCGATGCTCAACGCCGGCGCAGAAGGCCTCGCAGCCATGAAGCAGGAGGCCGACGAGCTTGGCATCGTCATCACAGAGAGCACGTTCCGCGCAGCCGAAGCGTTTAACGATCAGTTGTCGCGCATTCAGAAAACGCAGGAAGGGGTGATTACGCAGATCACCGCCGAGATGCTGCCGACCATGAACATGTTGGCCGACGAGTTTCTGGAGGTATCCAAGAATTCCGAGCTCGTCGCGAATGCCGCGGCAGTCGCACGCACCGCGCTCGAGGCGTTGATCGTCGTCGGCGGGAATGTGGCGTTTGTGTTCCGCGGCGTGGCAACCGAAGCGCAGGGCATTCAGTTACAGATGAAGGCTTTGGCGCGCGCCGACTTTTCAGGGTTCTCTGAGATCGGAAGGAAGATGAAAGAGGACGCAGCCAAGGCTCGCGCGGAGTTCGACGCGTGGGAGCAGCGCATCCTAAACCCGCCTCCCGTAGATATGGCAGCGCTCACCGCGGCCGCCGACGCAAAGATGGAGGCTGCGCGCAAAGTTGCGATGGCCGAAGCAAAGGCGCAAGAGGGCGCACGTAAGGCTGCGGCGGGCTCAGCGGCTCGCCAGAGTAACGCGAAGCGCGCAGCATCGGAAGCGGATCGTGAAGCGAAAAGAGCTGCCGATCTGCGCAGATCCCTCATCGCATCGATCGAGCGAGAAGCGGAGACATTTGGGTCTGGCGCACGCAGCGCAAAGCTGTACGAGCTGGCGCTTGCGGGCGCGTCAAAAACGCAGATTGCGGCAGCCAAGGCGACGATCGACAGTATCGAAGCCATGGAGCGGCAGCGCGATCTCGGCGGACAGTACGGCGCAACAATGGGGCAGATCGCAAGCGCCATCGAAACGGCCGACAACTCGACCCGGGATCTAGACGCGGCGCAAGCATCACTGCTCGATCTGATGCGCTCCCCGGACTGGGCGAAAATGCCGGAGGCGTGGCAACAGACGGCGATCGCTCAGACCGCAGCCGCGTCGTCTGCGATCAAGGCGGCGGAAGCGCAGGCGTGGCTCAAATCCACGATGGCCGCAACGCCGACCGCGGTGCTCGACATGGCGCGCGAGCGCATGAAGTTCCTGGCGGACGAGTACGAGCGCGGCCGCTTCGGAATCGTTGGGTCTGAGCAGGCCATGCGGAAGTTCGGGGAGGTCGCGAATACCGCGCTTGGGAATGTCGCCGACGAGGCGCGTAAAACCAACAGCGCAATGGATGAGTTCGCATTGCAGGCCGCAAGAAATACGCAGGACGTGTTCGCGGATTTTCTGTTCGATCCGTTCAAGGACGGGCTTGACGGCATGCTGTCGAATTTCGGCAGGATGCTGCAGCGGATGATTGCCGAGGCGGTCGCAGCGGATCTTGCGAACAGGATCTTCGGCGCACCGTCTGGCAATGGCAGTTCGCGATCCGGAGGGTGGATTGATCTTGCCATGACTGCGGCGAGCGCCTATTTCGGCGGCACGGGAGGCGGCGGCGCGTCGGCGCCGGCAAACATTTCGCGCGGCGGATCGTTCTCGCCATCATTCGCGGGCGGCGGATCGACAGGCATTGGCCCGCGGGCCGGGGGCATTGACGGGAAAGGCGGGTTCAACGCGGTCCTGCACCCAAACGAGACGGTCATCGACCACTCCAAGAACCAGACCGTCGGGGCAACGCAAAACGTCAACATCACGATCAACATGCCATCCGGCACGCCGGCCGAGACGCGGCGAGCCGCTGGCGCTGGCGCGCGTGAAGCGCTCGGCGCGTTCTCCTCGGCTCAACGCTATGCATAGAGGCTTGACATGATTACGAAAGAGCAGCTAACGGAATACGCGAAGGTCGCTCGACTCGCTCACGGTGAATTCTGCAACCTTGGTAGCGGCGCGTAATGCCGAACCCGTTCCTCGAAGAGCGCCTGCCAATCGGCGTGCGATACGGCGCCCGATACACGGACGCATACGCCGTCGAGATCACCCGCACGGCAGGCGGGCAGGAACATCGTCGCCTCGTGCATGAATTCCCGGAGCGACGGTTTGTTGTGAGCTATGTCCGCGGCAACTCGGAAACCTGGACCACGATCCAGGCGCTCTACCATCGCGCCTATGGCATGTTCGCCGGGTTCCGGGTGCAGGCGATCGACGACTACTCGACCAACGGGCAAACCTCGGCGCCGGCCGCGTTCGATCAACTGCTCGATGTCGTCACCGCAGGCACGGTCTATCAGCTCGTCAAGGCGTATGGATCGGGCGGAACTCCGCTGTCGATCGGGCTGCCGAGCCGGACGATCTTCAAACCGGTGTCCGGTTCCGTCGTCGCTGGAATCCGCAACACGATCACCGGTGACAGCGAAATCACCGCGTTTTCCGTGGATACGACGACCGGGCAGGTAACGCTTTCCGCCAACAAGACGCGGTCGATCACCGCAATCACACAGGCCACATCCGCCGTGCTGACAGTCGGGTCGCATACGTTCGTCGTCGGCGATTCCGTGCATGTGTCCGGCGTGTCCGGCATGACGCAGATCAACGGCAGGCGTGCGGCGGTGACAGGTTTTGACGCGACGACGATCACCGTGGCGATCAATTCGACCGGTTTCTCGGCCTATACGTCCGGCGGGACGGCAAACACGATCATCCAGTCCGGCGAAACCATTCACGGCGGGTGCCTGTTCGATCTGCCTTGTCGATTCGGTTCCGCGTTGGACGTGACACCGGTCTCGAAAGAGTACCGGGAAACCGGAGAGATCGAAATCGTGGAGTTGATCACGCCATGAATTATCCTGAGAAGTCGGACATGTTCTTTCTGGACACGACCAAACCCATCCAGGTGCAGGACTCATGGGTCACATGGCCGGGCAAGGATATTGGTCTGCCTAGGCCAAAAATCGTCTGGTATGGCTTGGAACATGCGGGCGCAAGAACAACGAATAGCGGCATCGGATAAAACAGGCTCGCTCACGCGGGCCTTTCTTTTTTATAGCCTCGGATTCGTCCGTGGCTTTTTTACGTCCATACGGAGCGCGGATGAAATCCGTCATCGTCGATTACCGGTATCGGTGCCATTGCGTACGCATCGAGTGCGCCGGCGGGCTGATTGTGCGCCTGACCGACTACCCGCGCGACATCGTCATGAGCAGCAGCGAAGTCTATCTGACGCAGAGCGGCTACCAATTTAGCGGCAATCAGGCCGGCACCGGCATGGCAGCGAACGTCATGGACATCGAAGGCGTCGCGAACATCGCTGGCGTCCATCGCGACGCCGTGCAGTCCGGGGTATTCGATGGCGCGCGGCTCTACGCGTTTGCAACCACGTGGCGCACGCCGGTAGAGGACGAGGAGCCGATCGGCGCGGCGATCCTCGGCAAGACGACGCTGCTCGATGACCGGTATCGAATCGAGATGATGTCGCTCGTCGACGCGTTCAATCAGTCCGTCGGCGACACCTACACCGCGGCCTGCTCGCATGAGTTCGGCGACGCCGAATGCGCGGTTGATCTGGTGCCGATCACCGTGACGGGCACCCTTACCAGCGTCACCAGCAATTCGGTCGTCCGAGACTCCGCTCGCACAGAGGCGCTTGATTATTTCGGCGCTGGCACGATCGCTTACACCAGTGGCGACAACGCAGGGCTGAAGCCGCTTGAGATCAAGTCGTATGCGGCGGACGGGACGGTCACGACCTTCGAACCGGCCTACTACCCTGTCCAGGTTGGGGATGCCTACACGATGATTCCCGGCTGTCGTAAGCGCAGGCCCGAGGACTGCCGGGACAAGTGGAACAACATCCTCAACCATTTCGGCTTTTCCGATATCCCCACGAGCAGCCAGTATGCACAGGTCGGCACCAAGTGACGCTAGCCGACAAAATCCTTGCCGCCGCGCGGGCCTGCCTCGGCACTCCGTTTCGCCATCAAGGCCGTCTGCCCGGTATCGCACTCGACTGCGCGGGCCTGATCTGCCACGTATGCGAATCCATCGGAGTGCCCTACACGGACGAGCGCGGTTACTCGAGACTGCCGCACCAAGGTCGATTGCAGGCCGCACTCGATGCACAGGAGTCGCTGGTGCGGGTGAGTGACCCTGCGCCCGGAGATGTGCTGCTGTTCCGGTTCCGCACGGAGCCGATGCACATTGGCATCTATGCCGGCGAGACGATCATCCATGCCTACGAGCAGGCCGGCAAAGTGTGTGAGCACCGGATGGACGACGCGTGGCGCGCTCGGATCGTGCAGGCGTATCGGATTGTGAGGCCCGATCATGGCTAGTGCCGGGCAGGGAGTCGGCGGCGTAATTGGCGCCGTAATCGGGTTCTTTCTCGGCGGTCCGCAAGGCGCAATCGTTGGCGCCCAGATTGGGATGACCATTGGCGGAATGATCGATCCGCCAAAAGGCCCAACGATCCACGGCCCGAGACTGTCCGATCTCAGGGTCCAGACAGCGACCTATGGCGCAAACATCCCAAGGATTTATGGAACAGTCGCGACCTTTGGAAACGTATTCTGGGTTGAGAACAACCAACTAAAGGAAAGCGTAAAGAAGAAGAAATCCGGAGGGAAGGGCGGCGGCGGCGGATCGACAATCAAGACCTATTCCTATTCGGCCACGTTTGCCGTGGGACTATGCAAGGGCCCGATTGCGGGCGTTCGGCGTATCTGGGTTGGCTCGAAGTTGATCTATGACGCCGGCGCGTCCGACATCGAGTCCATTATCGCGAGCAATCGAGCGGCCACGGGCTTTGCCATCTACACCGGGACGACGACTCAAGAGCCGGACCCGAGAATGCAAGCGGCCATTGGCGCGGCCAATTGCCCGGCTTACCGAGGACTTGCTTACATCGTCCTGTACGACTACCCGTTGGCGGACCACGGAAACTCGCTGCTTGGGGCTCAGGTTAAGGTCGAGGTAGTCCAGTCTGTGACGCCACTTGGCTACCAACTCAAGCTGCGACAAGTGCTGACCGGATGGCCACAAAAGTATCACCCGAAAAGCGTCTATTCCGCCGATGAGGGGATCGCCAAAATCTATGGATACGATCCGTTCGCAGGAACCACGACAGTCGATGGAGTGACAATCGGGAACGATGAGGCGCTTTTGTCGGTTCTGGCGTCCGGGGCCTATGTGGCCCAGGAGCCGGTGCCTATTGATGCGACGAGGACGCGGTTTTTCTCATCCGGCTCCGCTTCTCATCGAGTCGGCACGGTGGGCGGGGTGGATATATGGGTGCAGGAATATTGGACGGGCACCGCTATTGGTACGGCGGGCCGGAACATTATCCCGCTCGGTGAGATCACCAATAAGCACACCGTTGATGCGGCTGGTACTGAGGGGTCACTCGAATCGTTGGTGCCGTCCGAGAATGGAAAGTATATCAAGGGGATGGCGGTATCGAAGGACGGGCAGAGGATTCTCTTGATTACTGGGGCGTCCGGACCGGATGCCTATTTCTACTTCGACGAAGACCTGAATATTGTGGATTCCGGAACCGTCACCGGTTCGGTTAGCACATTAGGCGTGTGCGAGATTGAGGAATTCAACAGCCACACATCATTGGAGCCGGATTACGTTCATGGGTGGAGCGTGGAGTATGGGGCGGGTGGGGGGAGTAGCGTGGACTTCACGCAATTCACCGTAGAGAGCGGTGTGATGACAGTTTCGTCTGCTCTGACTGCTACGTCGTTCGCGTCTTCCCCGAACTCAATGGCAGTCGCGTCAAACGACGGTATCTGTTATGCAATCGTTCGGACGACAACGAACGTCGAGATCCTTGTGGTATCTCGGGACGAAGTGTCCTTTACGGGCACAACGCTGCTTTCTTCCATCGTCTCTTCCGAATGCCTGCAATCCAACGTCCTGCAATCAGGCGACCTGGACGTAACCGCCCTAACGCAACAAGTCCGAGGCTATCGGGTCACGCAAACGGGAGCGATCCGGGGCGCGCTCGAACCTCTGCAAGCGGCTTGGCCCTTCGACGTGGTCCAGTCCGGATACGAACTAAAGTTCGTGCCGCGTGGCGGGTCTTCCGTCGCAACGATCCCGGCCACCGATCTCGATGCGAGACAGGACAGCGACGCGCCCGGCGTGCAACTCACGATCGCGCACGAGATGGATACGCAGCTACCGCGAGAGGTCCGGGTTAAGTACCTGGACGTAACGCGTGAATACGACGACGGCGATCAGCCCGCGACGCGACAGAACACGGACTCGATCCACATCCGAGACGTGGAACTGCCGATCGTGCTCAACGCGGCCGAGGCTGCTGGCATGGCCGAAGTCCTGCTCTACCTCTACTGGCTGGAACGCCGAGATGTGCAATTCAAGCTTCCGCCGAGCTACCGCGCATTGGAGCCTGCGGATGTCATCACGATCACCGGCGAGTGGGGCGAATACTCGCTGCGGATCACGGGCGTGCATCTGCTGTCAGACGGGCGCCTGGAGTGCTCGGCGAAATACAACTCGCCAGCGATCTATACGCCGACCGCCGTTGGGGTGGAAGGGCAGAGCACGGGGCAAGTGATCGCGCTCGACGGGCCGAGCCTGTATGTGCTGCTCGACGTGCCGCTGATGCGCGACGAGGACGACATGCCGGGCTTCCCGGCGGCGATGAGCGGCTACACGAGCGGATGGCCTGGCGGGATCATCTTCCAGTCTCCGGACGACGGGCAGACGTGGGAGGACGTTCAGGGTTTTACCGGGCCGGTGCCGATTGGCTACGCGCGCGACACGATCGGCGCAGGTCGGACCGACATCATCGATACCGCAAACACGCTGCAGGCTGACATGGTGTCGGGCGAACTCGAGAGCGTGGCGCAACTGGCCATGTTTGCCGGCGCGAACCACTTCGCTTATGGGGCACACGGCCGGTGGGAGATCATCGGCGCAGCAAACTGCGTATTGCAGGGCGACGGGTCTTACATCCTGTCCGACTTCCTGCGCGGCCGATTCGGTACCGAGCAGTACATGACGACGCACGCCTCGGGCGATCAGCTAGTACTGCTAACGGACGGTGACATGGGGTTTGTCGCCGTGCAGTCGTCGTCGATCGGATCGGAGCGTAGCTATCGAGGGATCACCGCCGGCAGGACCATTGATGACGATGCGGACCGGGCGTTCACCTACGCAGGGGTAAATCTGGAGTGCCTGAGCCCGGTGTATCCAAACGGCAATCGGCACCCATCGACCAATGACTGGACGCTGACATGGATCCGGCGCGGGCGAGTGTCGCCATCGTGGCGGAACCTGGTTGATGTGCCTCTCGGTGAGACCATCGAGGCGTATGAGGTCGATGTCTACAGCAGCGCGGCATACACGACGCTCAAGCGCACGATCGCCGTGACAGCGCAGAACGCGAGCTACACGTCTAGCGAACAAGTCGCAGATTTTGGAAGCAACCAAGCGACCCTGCACCTGAAAATCTACCAGCTCAGTGCGCAGGTCGGACGCGGCTACCCGCTCACAACATCTATCACGAGGTAACGCATGGCCGACTCTACGACCAATCTAGACCACATCACATCCAGTCAGCCGTTGAAGGAGGTAACGGCCAATGCCTTCTTTGACTCCGCCAGCCGAGCGGCCGATTTCGGGCGGCGCGCCTCGACCAGCTCCGGACTGACGTGGGGCTACCACGGCACGCCGCGATGGTACGTCAATGCCACGGCAACCGCGAAGGCAAACACGACGCTCACCCTCACGGCATCTAGTACGCGCTATGTCTCATCCGACCGCGCGCTCGCCGTCACCGAGTCCGCAACGGCATTCCCCGCCGACAAACTGGCGCTTTACAAGATCGTCACCGGCACCGCGACCGTCACGAGCTACGAGGATCACCGCGACCTGCATCACAGGATGCGGTTCCTATACGGACGATTCACGCTCGCAATGGCGGACGCGAACCAGACGCTCACGTATGAGCAAGCGATGTGCGAATCGATGGAACTGACCGGGGCGCTGACCGCGCTGCGGGATGTGACCGTGCCGCTGGTGCCTCGGTCCTGGACGGTGTTCGCGAACGTGACGGGCGGGTTCGGGGTTCGGGTCATCGGTGCGAGCGGGACCGGCATCACAGTTGCAGATGGGAAACGGGCAATCGTGGAATGCGATGGCGTGAATGTTGTCCGGCTCACTGCCGACGTTTGACGGGCGCGAAATGACCGATCACGCAACCGTGGCGCAGCACGGCGCCGACCTTGCCGTTCGCATCACATCCGTGTCGACCTACGCATCAGCGACCGGAACGATGTATTGCGGGCTGACGCTCAACGAGATCGGCGTGCTGTTCGGCATCCTCGCGACCGTGATTACGCTGGCGGCAAACCTGATTTTTCAGCGCAAGCGCGACCGCAGGGAAGAAGAACTACACCGGCGGAAGATGCATGGCGCGACGGGGGATGAATCGTGAGCGCTTACAACTGCCTTGGCGACGCGCTCGACCGATGGCATACCCGGCATGGCTACATCGTGTTCCGCTGCTCGGAACATGCGTGGAGCGAGGCGCAGCCGCGATGGGTGCTGCCGCATGCGATGCACATCGACACCGCCGGGCGCCTGACAAGCTACGTGCCGCACGGAGATTTGCCCCATCCGCTGCATGCACTGTTCCCAGGGTTCGAGGGCAAAGTGCTCGACCATGACCCTGCGCCTGCGGCGCCGATGCCGCTGCGCGGGATCCTGATCGGCTCGTGGCTCCTAGCGCTAGGCGCGACGTGCTGGGCGGTGTCGGTGCTGTGGCGACGGTGGAAGGCCAAATGATCAACCCGCGTGTTGCCGTAGCCGCGCTCACGCTGTCGGCATCGGCTTTCGTCGGAATCGTCTTGAGCGAGGGCTACACCGAGACGGCGATCATCCCGACCAAAAACGATCGCCCGACCGTGGGGCACGGCAGCACGTTCCACGCGGATGGAGCCCCGGTCAAGATGGGCGACAAGACGACGCCGACGCGCGCGCTGGTCACGGCTCGCGCGCACATTTCGAAGGAAGAGGCGATCTTTCAGCGGTCCTTGCCGGGGGCATCGCTGCACCAGGCCGAGTATGACCTCTACATGGACTGGGTCTATCAGTACGGCACCGGGCGATGGTCGGGCTCGAGCATGCGCCGGCACATCCTCGCGGGTGACTACCGGGCCGCTTGCGATGCGCTGCTGCTCTACAAGCTCTCAGGCGGCTACGACTGCACGACACCTGGCAACAAGGTTTGCGCGGGCGTCTGGACGCGGCAACTCGAGCGGCACGCGAAGTGCATGAAGGCGCAATGATGGATCGCAATGGCTGTGCGGTGCGGAAGACAAGCCACCATGATCAACGAGGGGCACCCGGCATTCCTGTAACCAGGTGGATCGGGTAAATCCAGTCAGGAGCCCCTCACCCAACAAGGAGCACGGAATGTGGGATCAGTATCGATCGGATTGGGAATCGCTGTGCTGGTGGCCGGCCTATCTGCTTGGACTGGCTACGGCCACGGCATCGATGTGGAGCGCGGCCGTGCTGCCATTGCCCTGCAAGCGGCCATCGTCGTCACTCATCAATCTGCACATCAAGACGCTGAGGCTGAATCCGCGCGCCGGCTTGAGGCAGCCCTACGAAATGCAGGGCAGGCCGCTGCATCTCGTGCCGCAAAGCTCCGAGGCCAGCTAAATGCCGCGCGCGCCAACGCTCGCCCTGATTGCCGCTGGCCTGATGACCGGGTGCGCGACATCGCCGCAAGCATTGCCGCCGCAAACGCCGGTGCCGATGCAGCGGCCGACGGAATGCCTCACCCCGTGTCCGCTGCTGCCGAGCATCACTAATGGCGACGAGATCGCCGTCGTGATCTGGCTGCACGATCTGATCGAGACTGCCGGTCAATGCCGACGGATGCATGATATGTGCAGGGGCGACCGGATCAGGCGTTGACCGGATCAGGAGCTCCGTCGATCCGATCCCGCACCCATCCAGCCCCGCCGAGCTGCGCCACCTTCTCCCGCTGTGCTGGCGTCATCCGGATGGACATGGTGACGGTATCTTCACCGACCTTCACCGGCTTGCGGCCCTGTCCTCGTCCTAGCCCGCCGAGTTTCGGCCTGTCCGCCTTGTCAATTGGGCTGCCATGGTGCGTGTTGTAAAGAGGCTGCTCCTCTTTGATCGCCGTTTTCTCCGCTTCAAGGGCGCCTTTCAGTGATTCGAACTTCTGAACTTCCATTCTTTCTATGAGGGCCGACCACCTCGATGCATATCGATGCTTCTTGAGCCTCTTGTCGGGGTTGTCTGAAACGCCGACATAAAGCAGCCTTCCGTCTTTATCGTAGTGCCTGTACAGATTGCTCATGCCAGAAGTCTCCCAGCCTTTAACTTGAACAGCTCCCACAGCCCCGGGTGCATGCGCGCTTTCCCTGCTTCCCAATCCTGCCAGGTCCTCATCGTCGAGTAGATCAGCGCTGCGGCTGCGGTCTGCGAGAGTCCGGCCGCGGATCGGGCTGCGCGGATCTGCTCAGGCGGAGGGTTCGCCGCAGGGCCTTTCGGCCCTCGGTTCGGGTGGTTACTCACCGGCGACCCACTGCGCATTACGCTTCTCGGCTGCCGGCTGCTCGATGGCATCATATGCTGCGCGGGCGCGATCCAAGAACGCTTGACGCTCTGCAGACACCGGCCCAAGAAGACCGACTCGAGCCGGAGCGCCCTTCATTGCCTCTTCGTATGCGGCCTCCGCTTTTTCGACCGCGGCGCGGTACTCGTCTTGAGCTTCTTGCGGGACGCTCCCACCATCGCCGAGGAAAAATTCGTTGTTCATTTTCTGCTCCAGCCCCTGTTCCCGAGGCGCGGTGTCTGCTGTGTGCTGACAGTTCTAATATAGCACGGAATCCGTGCGACGCAAGGACTATTTGTAGTGCGGAAACATCAGTCCATCTTGTCCGCAAGGTTGCCAATGCTCACCCGTATGTCATGCAGGAAACCGGTTACAAACGAGAGCCGCAAACCCATCAAACACGCTGGTTTTAGACTGGTTTTTTTGGAACGGATCGAGGCATAAATATTTGATTGCGAATAGTTTATTCCCTGATTCGTAATCAGGTGATGCTCTAGCAATGGCGCGGCTTTCGGGGGTAGTGGTTACAAATCGGTTCCAAACTCGCCGCTTTAGCTCAGTTGGTAGAGCAGCCGCTTCGTAAGCGGCAGGTCGCCCGTTCGAGTCGGGCAAGCGGCACCATCAGCGCGCCGGCTTTGCCGTCAAAAAAACGGTATTCCTAGCTTCATATTGCCAAAAATCGCCCTTGCCGTTCGTTAGCTCGTGCCACACGCCCGGATTCATCCGGCCGGTCCTGCGCACAGTCCGCACGAACATTCCATCCCGTTGCGGGTTGATCCTGCCTGCCCAAACGCCGCGCATCATTTCTCCGAATCGCGGCGCCCGAGTATCACCCCGTTCGCCGGGGCATTCGTCCCCAAAAAGTTCGTCATCCATCAACATCCCCTTATCGAACCGGTTTAGCCGTCTTCCCGCGCCGTCTGCGGTAGATTCCCGCGGTCGTCGTCTCGCTCGCGTGCCCGAGCAATTCCTGTGCGTCGCGGACGTTGCCGATGTCCGTCGCGGCTTTCGGGCGCAGGTCTCGGAACTGCCACGTCTCGCCGCTGGCGATGCGAGCAGCATCGAACCGGTCGCGCATCATCGTCTGCGACATCGGTTGTCCGGTGTCGGTCTGCACGAGATACCGGCCGACGGCAGCCCGGGGGCGCTTGATCATTCGGTCGATGACCGCCGCCAGCTCGCCGGTGATCTGGATGCCGACTTTCGCGCCGGTCTTTCCCTGGGCGACGAGCAGATGACCGTCGACGATGTGATCCCGCGTCATCTTGCGCACGTCTGCGGGACGCTGGCCGGTGAGGCGGGCGAGGTCCAGGGCGTCCTGCAGCTCCGGGCAGGCAACGTCCCACAGGGCCTGATACTGGTCGTCCGTCACATAGATGTCGCGCCCGGCTTCTCGGTTCTTGCGGACCCCTGCGCACGGGTTCGTCGCGCCGGTGATGCCGCGCTCGCGAGCCCAGTTGAACACCAGCGATAGCGTCGCAATCTCGCGATTGCCGGAGACCTTCGCGGTGCGCTTGTCCAGGTACTCGCGGATGTGCTGCGGCTCGATCTGGCTGAGCGATGCCATGGCAAACGCCGCGTCGAGCCGGTCGAGCGCCGCTTCATATTCGTGCTGCGTCTTCGGGGATTTCCCTGCCAGCCCTTCGCGCCGGTAGCGGGCCGAGACCGACAGCCAAGCATCAGCCTGCGAGATCGTGCCGCGCTTCTCGAGTTCGGCCCACTTGATCTTTGCCGCGCTCAGGTCCGAGCCGAGCGGGATCGCCCCACCGGTGCGGGTGCGGTAGTAGTAGTGCGTCACGCCGGACTTCATGACGCGCCGGCTCATGCGCGGCGGCAGGTCGCGATTCTTCGAGGTTTTCGGACGGCCCATCTCACGCGACCTTGCCAAGCTGGAACCCTCCATCGTTATCGCGTTTCGCCGTTCCGTCAATCGCAGATCTCGGGACTACCGGTCTCCCGGTAGCCGCGATCCAATGCCGGATGCCGTTTCGCGTGAGCCATCGAATCTGAGCACGCGCGACCTTGTACCCGGTCAAATCGCGCATCTCGTCAGGCGTCAGGAACACGACGCATCCATTCCAACCGCGTCCCGCACGAGATCGAGCTGCGTGCGGAGATCGACGATCTCGTAGATCTGGTCGCGGTAAATGGCTGTGTGCCTTTCGAGCGCCTCGCGCAGTCGCGTGGTCTCAGCCTCGAGCCGGCGCATCTTGTTGGCTTCCTGTTTGGTCATGCCTTCGCCCACCGCGCCTTTTGCCCCGCGCTCCGGCGGGCAAACGCTATCGCCTTCCGCTCCGCGACCGCCTGCGGGTCTTTGCAGCCTCTGTACTGCGCGCACCAGATGGTCAGGCCGTCGTAATAGCACTGGACCACGCAGTCCTTCGCAGGCCTCGGCTTGCTGCAGCAGACGGGGTAAATCAGCTGCTCGGGCTCGTAGCCCATCTGCATCGGCGCGGCACTGTGCGTGTCCGTCCAGCCTGTCGCGGGCTGCATCTCGGTCGTGTAAATGTGGACTTCTGTGGTCATGTTGGCGCGAGGCTTTTCTGCCACGCCTCGAAAGCCCGCCACGTCTTGCGCGACGGGGTATTGATCGGACTGATCGCCGACGCGGACCGATAGAACGTCGGCCCGAAATAGCTGTGCATCTCGCACCAGACCCGCGAACCGAAAGGCGCCAGCGACACGAGCGCGCTCGGAACGCACATCACGCCTCCGGGTATCCGAATGCAGGTCATTCTTCTATTTCTCCCGTCGGGCCTGCGCTGCGGTGAGCGCGCAAGGATTCGATCTCTGCGTCCTTCTCCGCCAGCGAATCCCGCTGCGCCGCGAGATAGGCGCGGAGATTGTTGTTCTCGCTCACGAGCATCCGCACACGATCCGGCAGATCCCCGGCAGCCCGCATTGCGCCGTCCATCGCGCCCCGGATACTGGTGAGTTGCGCGGACATTGCCCGGTTCGCGCTGGAGAGCAGGCCGAGGTCTCCGGGCGGGGTCTTGTAATCGCACATCATTGGCTGATCATCCATAAATCTGCTCAAAAGTCCCGCGTGGCTTCGATCAGCGGGTCGCAAACCCGGGCGACGAGATCGTCCTCGCCGCGCAGCGCGTAAAGCTCTTGCAGCCCGCCGCGCATCCGAATGACGAGGCCGCGCATATAGTCGATCTCGTCGGCCAGTCGGTCGCGTTCCATTTCCTCGTCTGACGGGGCTTTTGAACTCGCCGTTCGAGCGGACGATTCGCAGTCGCAGTTGATGCACGGCAGTTCCTGCCTCCGTCCGGCGTTCCCGCATGCGTGGCTCATCGCCGCTCACCTCCGTCGCTGATCCTCCATACCCTCTGTCCGTCCACCGTTACGGATGCCAGGATTCCCCGACTCCGCAGCGACGCGAGATCGCGGTAGGTCCGGTCAAGCACGCCGCCGAACTGGGCCGCAATCTGCGCCGTGGTCCGCTGCCCTTTCTCGCGCACATACCCGAGCACGGCATCCCGGCGGGCCGCCTGCGCTGCACGGCGTTCATCGATATCGGCGATCCGGGCGTCGGACAATTTGAAGCCGATCTCATTCGACCGCAGTTCGTATGCGTACTGCCGGCGGGCAAACCCAAACATGCTCGACCACGGCTCGGGGATTTTCGGCACTTCGTGTTGGCTGGCTTGCATCATGACGCGGCCTCCCATTGCCGCGGCGCCTTGCCCGGCAGGCAGCGCACGGTTCCGGCCGACTCGAGCAGGCGAAGATCGTTCGTGACGTTCTCTGCGGATATGCCGAACACGTCGGCGAGTTGCGACACGAGCAGCGGGCCGTTCGCGCGCAGGTAGTCCGCCTCGGCCGCCATGCGCCGATCTCGGGTTGCTCGTCTGTGAGTGGGACTGCCGTTGGTTTTGCACAGTCCATACAGGCTATGCGGGAGGGCCGGTAAAGAGGTGCCGTCCCGGCTCGGCGGCGTGACGAGTCCGAGCATCAACGCCCACGGGGTCGGATGGTCTGCGGATTTCATGCGACCTCCCGTCCAACCCATTGCGCGAAGGACGGCAGGTAGAGGTTTCGTCGCTTGCCGCCCTGCTCATACAGCACGCCCGGCTCGTTCGGCTTCGTCGTAGAGAGTCCGTTCCACCGTTTCGGCCGGTGCTCGTCACCGATGGCGATTACAGTCCGGCGCGTCTTGCCGGCGCCTCGGTTCGTGTAGGTCTTGCCTGCCTGGATGTCGTTCGGGCTCATGCCGCCTCCCGTTGCACCATGCCGCGCGAAAAAATGAGCACCTGCATCAGATCGTCGTCACTCATCGCGTCCAAGAGGGCGTCGAGCTCGCCGCGCAGCGCATTGGTCTTTGCGCGGGCCTCGGAAATCCGCTGGAATTCGGCTTCCTGGATGGCGCGCAAGCGGTCGGCTTCCGCAACCTGCGCGGCCCAGTCGGCGGCGATTCGTTCCGCCTCTGCCTTGCGGGCTGCCTCGGCGATGCGATCGGCTTCCGCGCGTTCTGCTGCGAGCCGGGTCGCTTCAGCCTCGCGCGCCTTCTGTAGGATCGCATCGGCTTCGGCGCGGGCAGCAGCAGCCTTACGGTCGGCCTCGGCGCGCTCGGCGAACGCGCGGGCGTCGGCTTCGCGACGGACCGCTTCGGCCTGGCGGTCGAGTTCGGCCTGCTTCTCTCGGGCGATGCGCTGCTCGGCTTCGAATGCGGCACGTTCCGCGGCGAGGCGTTCGGCTTCGGCCTTCTGCTCGGCGGCAATGCGGATGCGCTCGGCAGCGTCGCGCGCTTCCTGCTCGGCGCGCTGCTGGGCCAATTCCTCGCGCTCGACCTGCAGGCGGGCGGCTTCGGCTTCGCGGAAGAGGGCGGCTTCGTGGAGTTCGCGCAAGGCTTGCAAGGTTTCGGACTTGGCCTTGTGGGCGGCCGGTGCGAATTCCTCGAAGGCCTCGGCGCTTACGCCGATCTCGCCGAGTTGATCGATGAGGTTCTGCACCTTCTCGGCGCACGATCCGGACGCCTCGACGACGTGGAATCGGATCGACTCGATGCAGGCGCGGTGCCCGGCAATGCGCGCCTGCTCGGCCTGCAGCTTCGCTTGCCGCTCGGCTTCACGCGCCGTGTCCCACTCGTCCTGCAGGGACTGCAGCCGGCCTTCCTCGGGGGTGATGAGTGCGACGAGGCGCTTCTGCTCGGCGATCACGGCGGTCGAAAACGCCTGAGCATCCTCGCGCGCAGCCTTGCCGGTTTTCTCGATCTCGACGCGGGTATTCTTGAGCGTCATCCGGGCGCCGTGCGCTTCCTTGTAGCCGTCGGGGTTCGTGATGGCGACGATGCGGACAGAGGACGCCACCAGGGCGGACAGCTTCAGCTCATAGTCGGCAGCGCGCAATGCGACGGCTGCGCGTTCGGGCAGGGTAAGGGCGGTAGTGGTCATGGTCGTTTCCTCAGATCACGCGCCAAGCGGCGCCGGCAGCATGCCGATTGAATGGGACATCATCGGAGAAGTCCCCGAACCCGCTGCCGCCTTCCGCGACGGACTTGGTGGGCGCTGCCTGCGGGCGCTGCGGGGACGGCTGGCGGGGCTCTTGCTGCGCGCCGTCAGGCTTGCCGCCGAGCATCTTCATCTCGTCGGCGCGGATCTCGGTCGTGTAGCGGTCAGTGCCGTCCTTGTCCTGCCATTTGCGGGTTTGCAGCCGGCCCTCGATATAGACCTGGCTGCCCTTGTGCAGATACTTCGACGCGATCTCTGCGAGCCTCGAGAACATCACGACGCGGTGCCACTCAACGGCCTCTTTCTTCTCGCCGGTGGCCTTGTCCCTCCATTGCTCGCTGGTGGCGATGGTCAGATTGCAGATCGCGTCGCCGCTCGGGGCGTAGCGCGTTTCCGGGTCTCTCCCGAGATTGCCGACGATGATTACCTTGTTGACGCTTGCCATTACGCTGCCTCCTTTCGCAGTTCAGTCTCAAAGCTCGCCACCAGCGCGGCGAACTTCATCAGGTCGTTTTCCAGTGCTTCGATGCGGTTGTCGTCCCGCTCGATGCGATGCACGGTGTAGTGCTTGCCGATGGGCTCCAGCGCCGGGCACCACGTCACGAGATCAAGCCACTTGCGCCCGGTCAGCCACATGCCGCCGAGGCACTGGTCGAGGTAGCCGCTCAGGTCGCGCCGCCCGCACACATTCAGCGCGACTTCGCCGCTCAGGATCGTCTTGATCTCGAGCAGGCCATCGGCGCCGATAAATCCGTCGGCGGAATATCCAAAAATTCCGTCGTCAGTGGTGACAAATCCGGTTTCCTCGACGATTGCGCCGGTACTCGCTTCGTAGGCCATGCGCGCGAAGGCTTCCTGCTCTTGCCCTTCACGCATCTGCCAATTCACGAACGCCTTGTCGACCGGCCGGCGGGCGATGCGCTCCAGTGCGACCTGCGCGGCGTAGCCGGTGCATTTGCCGGACGGGGCGCCGCTCTTGAGCGTGTCGCGCGCATCCTTGAATCTGGACGCGGTAATCACGCCACTTCTGGCCTGAATCCATGCGTCGCTGCCTTGCGGGTAATCGTGATGGATCATTGCTGCGACTCCTGCGTCTGGAGTTGTGCGCCGCGCTCGCCGACGGCCGCCTTGAATGCCGCGTATCCGGCCTTGTCCTTCGCGGCCTGCATCATGGCAACGCCCTCTTTCCATACGGCCTGCAGGGCGCTGGACGACTCGGAGGCATTTGCCTTCGCAACCCACTCGACCATTAGCGTCACGTCATCTGCGGAGCCCATGTCGATCCCTTCGCCACCGTCCGTGTTCATGTGATGCACGGCATTGTCGAGCCGCTCGCGCCGAGGCCAGTACTTCGACGCTTGCTTGACGACGGTTTTCTTGACCATCTCGCCGGGATCGGTCGCCCACGGGCCGGACTTGTTTTTCTTCCACGAAGGCGAGCGGTCGCGGATCTTGTGGATTGCGCTGATCGGCATGGCGTGCGTGAGGAAGTCGCCTGTATCTGTCTTGACGACCACATAGGCGCCGATCACTTCACCGCGCTCTGTGCTGAACGGGTTGTATTTGTGGATCGGCGTTTCGTTTATCTCGCGAAGCTGGAACTCGTCCTTGTCGCAGACGATCTTCGCCTGCCCCCACTGGATGGCGCCGCACTGCTGCGCGATGTGCATCATTCCCATGTAGGAAATGTCGAGGCACACGCGACCGTCACGCGGCACGAGATAGGCCAGCTTCGATGCAGGGTTCAGGCTGATTCCGATTGCCGCGACATTGATCACGGCGCTCTGCAGAGACGCCCGATTCTTCATTGCCGTGCCGGCCAGGAAGTCGTTGCCAGTCAATAACTGCAGGGCGAACGCAGCCTCGCGCTCGAACTCGATCGACGGGTCGGTGCGTACAGAGTCAAACTGACTGCGCTGCGCCTGAACGATTGCTATTAGTTCGTTGCTCATAGCGACACCTCGTACTGACGCAACTCCACGACTTGATTCACGATCTCGACTCCCAGGTTATTCATGACAGCGCCTTCAATGTCCGCTCGATATCCCGCGCCACTTCCCGCGACGTGCGGCCGTCGTGCGCAGCCTTGAGCCGAGCCAGCTCCGACATCTGCGCGGCGAAATACGCGGCCGCGCGCTTGCGATCGTGGTATAGGTCGGACTCCATGCGGCGGATCTTCGCGGCTCGAAGGTGGTGCCGGACTAGCTTGATCAGGCTCATGGCCGCCCCTCCGCGCCTGAGATCGCCCGGCGCAGCATCCGCAGCGCGACCGCCTCCGGGTCGGTCGAGTCCTCGCGCCACTTCTGCCGGGCGAAGATGGCCTCTGCAGCTCTGGCGGCGCAGAGCAGTCCGAAGTGGCTGCCCACAAGCCTTGAGTGCTGCCGCTCGCTCATCACGCCACGAGCCAGATCCTCATCGCTGATCCCGGCGCACGCTTTGATGCAGGCGCTGATCCGGTCGGCGGTGTCGGCGTCGGCCGTGTCGACGTTCAGATAGACCGTGCGCATGGCGGGGCGTGTCGAGCCGTTCATCGCCGATCCTCCATCCGATCACGCGCTGCGTCTTCCTCGTTCTCGAGGATGAGCCGATCCATTCGGACGCGCGCTTCCAGCAGAGCATCCAACCTGATGATCCGTGCGACGGAATCTCGCAGCAGTTCGCCGGCGCGATGCGGGTTGCTGTCGGCAAGGGCCGCGGCGATCAGCTGATAGTCCTCATGCGTCAGTTCGCCGAACGCATCCTCGATCCATACCGCGGACGACAGCCGCTCTTCCTCGATCGACCCGGCGATGACCTCGACCGCATCGGACTCGTCGTCCGTCCTCGGGTCGTGCGGGTGATTCGAGCACGGCGGGAGGCAATCGCCCGGTCCGCCAATTATCATCGTCAGCATGTCATCCCCCTTGGTTGCGCCCGCTGCTCTCCCGGGCTGGTCCCGCACTGAGTAGGCGGCTACTACCGCGTATTGCCCGCGGCGGGCTGGTGCAGACGTTTTTGGCGGTCTGCCAGCGCAACAGCCCTCGCGGTGGGCTGCCGACCTTTGGTGTCATCACCCGGACACGGACTCTCGCGAATCCGCTACCGGCTGATTCCTCAGCGTGCCTCTTTCGCCCCGCGCCAACGCGGCTCAGAGATTCCGTCGTCACCATCCGCCGATCGCCTGTCGATCTGTCACCCGTCTCCGGGCTGGTGTCGCGCGTCCCTCGGTCCCATCCATTTCCGATGCCGAGTCATCGGGTAAATCCCAGTCACTTGCCCCTGACCGGCGCCGCGGAGGGAGCGGCGATGTTTGGGGTTCCGCCTATTACTCGTTTGCCACGTCCATCCCGATCGCCGATCCGATGGCGACGAACGCCGCCATCACGACGCCCATGAGCAGGTCGGTCAGTGCGCGCATCACGACCGCTTCGGTGCGGCGGCGAACGCTGCAGCAAGGCTGCCGTACTGCAGGAGCATCATCGCGGCGATGGCTGCGTCAAAGCCCGTCGGGGCGGGGCGGGGTGCGGGGATTTGCATGTCGGGTCTCCGGGTTCGTTATCGGTAGCGCTTGATGTAAGTATGCTTACCCTGATACGCGCTGTCAAGCATGCTTACGCAAATAGTCGAAAAAAATCCCGCACTAGGCGGGCGAGTTCGTTCGGCGAACGGTTGCGCTTACATGAAGCTGTGCGGAGATGCCGTGAGCGGTGCGCCGCGCCTCATTATCATCCTCTTGCAGTATCCCTGCGAAGTCGCCGCGTGATGTGTGTCACGCTCAGGTCCGGCGGCGGCCGGTAAAGTCTATGGCTTCCCAGGAGAAAAGCAGATGACGATCACGATTTTCGAGTTTTCGGCGGCGGAACGTCTGGGGGCGGCGGTGACAGCATATCGTCCTCAACGTACCGAGACATCAGCCGCACAACACCCAGCGTCAGCACCGGTTCGCGGCTGCACGAGCCTAATACAAATACCTGAACGAATTTCGCCGGTGTGATGATCCCGAGCGCCAGCCCAGCGATCTCCCCCCGCTCGACTTGCTCAGAGAGCGACACCAGAAGATCATACATTTCCAGCTGATCGTCCGTCATGCCTCATCCAGATGATGCAGTAAGTTTTGCTCAAGGATTCGAACAGCCCCAAGGGTGAAAACCGGGCTACGACTGGCCTCGCCGGTGGCGCCGGTCTGCACCCTGCGGCGCCTGTACAGGGACACGAACGCAAACCCGATCAGCTCTCCAGTTTTGGCAAGCTCCATTAGCTCGGAGAGTACCTGGGCAGTGTCGGATGACGGGTTTTCCGCGACGACCCGGAAAGGCGGTTTCATTTTCCGTCCCCGCCCGTTTCATCGAGCTCGCTTGGACCTATAGACCGCTCTCCGAGTATCCCGGAGTGAACCCCGCGACCTTCATAGACGAACCGCGGGGTCAAGGTGCGCCGCGTTTCCATGGATTGCATCCGAGACTCGATGCGTCTATCAACGCCGTCGAAAGAGACCACGCGGCCGCGCCGATCTCCGCTCATGGCCTTGTACGCCCGAGCCTCGTCGGCGTCTCGACGGATCGCCTTGGCGTGAGGATCGCGCTTCTCCGGCAGCAGCTCGCGCCAGTCCCGCAGCAGTGCGATTTCTTCCTCTGAAAGTTGGTGGAGATTGGCGGAAGTCTCGGTTTGCGTCTCAGCATAGTCCGCCGCGCTGACCGGGCTCGCAGAAGCAGACTTCTCTCCCTTCTCGAACACGACCCACCTCGGCTCGATCCCCATCACATCGGCCGCGGCAAAAACGTTTTCAGGCCGTAGCCCGCCGCCGCCCTCCCATTGGGCGATAGACGCGCGCGAGATTTTGCCGCCGATGATTTTTGCGATCTTGTCGGCAAGCTCTTGCTGAGTCCAGCCCCTGGCTAGCCTCTCGTCTCGAATGCGCTCGCCTGTAGTTCGCTTCATGTAAGAAATCTTACCCGCACGTTTGGCAGGTATGCTTGCGTTCGGCGAGTAAGCATGCTTACAATGATGCCAATCATGGAAAAACACCCCGACAGCACTCTTATCGACAGGCTCGGCGGAACCGCGAAGGTCGCCGGAATGTGCGAAGTCTCGCCGCAGGCGGTCTCCCAATGGCGCAACAACGGGATCCCGCGGCCCTGGCTGAAAGCTTTGCGCCTTGAAAGGCCCGACGCGTTCATGCCAGCCGCCGGGAAAAGTCGTCGCCACGCTGAAAAGGTCGCCTGAAATCATGAGTTCCATCGCTGTCTCCTCCTCTCGGTCCGCCGAGTTCGCGCCGGCCTCTAACGGGGTCGGCGCATCTTTTTGCATCGACGATTCAAGGATGGCACCGGAAGTGGGGAATTTCACGCAGTTTCGGGTGCGACATTTTGCACCATCTTGCATACCCGAAAACGGGTAGCCGATGGGAACCGTGAATTCGACGCACAGCTTGATCCTGCGCCGACTGGCGACGCTGAAAAACGAGACCGTTGCACGCGAGATCGGGCACGACGGCGGGCACGTGAGCCGCATCGCCTCGGGCGAGCGCGGGGTTCGGCTTCCGGAGCTTGAGTCGTTCTTGACCGCGCTTGGCTTGGCGGTCGTCGAGATGGACGGCCCGGCGGTGACGATGAGCATGGAGCGAGCGAAGGCAATCGAACTGCTCGCAATGGAAGCGCTACGACGGGAGGCGAAATGAGCAAACCCCACACCGAAGACCGCGCGCTCAGGGTAATCGCCGTGCTGCTGATGGTCTGCATGGGCGGGGCGATCGGCTTCGGGGCCTGGGTGGTCTGGACCGGGCTGACGATGGCGGCGGCGTGATGACAAAGCCCGTAATCATCGGAAATGCCGAACTTTGGCTCGGGGATTGTGCGGACATCCTTCCGAGGCTGCCGAGGGTTGATGCTGTGATCACTGATCCGCCTTATGGGATCAATAAAGACGGTCAGACGCGCACGACAGGAGGTCATGGCGGTCGCAAGGAATATGAATTTCTTGGGTGGGACGGGGATCGCCCATCCATTGACGTGTTCGAGGCTTTACTCGCTTCGGCAGACGAGCATGTCATATGGGGCGGCAACTACTTTGCAGACCTTCTTCCTCCGACGATGCGGTGGCTCGTGTGGGATAAGGGCCAGCGGATCAATCAAAGCGACGGCGAGCTTGCGTGGACGTCGATGCAATCCGCTCTCCGTATTTGCACGATGAACCGCGTTGAACTGCTGAAGGACGGTGCACAGCACCCGACTCAAAAGCCGTTGCGGTTGATGAAGTGGACCATTGCTCAGTGCGTCAAGAGCCCGCAAACGATCCTCGACCCATTCATGGGCTCCGGCACAACAGGCGTCGCAGCCGTTCAGATGGGCCGCAAGTTCATCGGCATCGAGCGCGAGCCGAGCTACTTCGAGATCGCCTGTCGTCGCATCGAGGACGCACAGCGAACGGTCGACATGTTCGGCCATGACGTGCGCGACGCCTATGAGATCACCGAACAGCAAGCCAGTCTGCTGGAGGGGGCGTGATGATCGAACTCGCCAGCAAGCAAAACCCGCGCTACACGATCTGGCGCTCCCTGAATCCGGACGCGAAGCTCTACGAGATATTCGGATGGATTCGCGAGCAGTGGTCGGAGTGCCGGAAAGAGCACGGCATCCGCGCAGAGCATCCGTCAGGACATCAATCGGAATTCACAGCGTGGCTGTGCAAGCGGCATGGCGCGGCATACGGCTCGGCTGGTCAGGCTGTTCTGTTTCAGACGGCAGATCGCGCCTGATGGATGACAAAACAAAGCCCGCGTCATCGTGGCTGTAACCACTCGGCGGGCTTCAAGGAACGGAGGAATGATGCAACGACAGAGCAGGGAAATGCAAGCGTTACAAGACATGGAGGAGATGAACAGCCTCCCGTTCGACGCCATCCCGCCATGCAAGGACGGGTTTCGAAAGACGCTCGACTTCATCCGCGACAGCTACGCAAAGTACGCGGAGGTTGGCATTCGGCCGTCCGCGTATTTCATCGACTGGGTTCCTCTCTTCACTCCAATCGAGAGCGCTGCATGGGGGGCAATCCGATACACGGGCCTGCCGATGCTTCCGCAGTACCCGATCGGACCGTATTTCGCTGATTTTGCAGACCCTGATGCAAAGATCGTTCTTGAGTGCGACGGTCGACAGTTCCATCAAGACAAGGACCGCGACGCAGCCAGGGATCGATTCATGGTGGCGCGTGGGTGGTCCGTCTACCGCGTCACCGGACGAGAGTGCATGGCCGAAGAGATTGACTGGGAAGCGATCTCGTATCTTCGCGCAGACCATGAGCCTGACGAGGCCGGACGCATCGTCATGAACTGGCTTCTGGGGTCAGTAGAGGGCGTTATTTCCGCGATCGGCGTGGCGCACTACGGGAAGGAGATCAAGTCGGCAGATCCGTTAATCATCGAGGAAACATTGCGTCGACATGCCTCGACCGGAAGGCCATCGAGCCGCGACTGCCTTGGGTTCGGGGGAGCGTGATGGCAGCCCAAGCAAAGGTAATCCGCATGGACGAACACAGAGCACCCGGACCGCAGCTGGAGGACGGGCACGTCAGGATAGCCAACGAGCTGTACGACGCAATCCTGGCCAAGGTCCATTCCCTGCGCCACCTAAAGGTCGCGCTCGCCATCATCCGCAAGACCTACGGCTATAGCAAAAAAGAGGACGACATCACGATCTCGCAGATCGCCGAAGTCTCTGGAATCCACCGCAACAACGTCGGCACGGCGCTGCGCGAACTAGAGGAAATGCGGATCGTTAACCCGGTTCGAGCGGGCCGCCACGGGCTGATGATCGGGATCAACAAGCACCATAGCCAGTGGCTCTCTGATGTCGTGAAGCCTAGGGGGCCGGGGCGCAAGGCAATCAAATTGATTGAGGAGAGCACAGGCAATCAAACCGTTGCGCAAGGGCAATCAAAACGTTGCATTGAGGCTATCAATTTGATTGAAACCAGCAATCAACTTGTTGCACACAATAACCAACCCCAACAACCAACCCCAACAGACAACTCCAACAGTTGCGCTGTCGCTTCACTTCCTGCTGTCGCTGACGCGCCAGCCGCCCCTGCAAAACGCGCCACCGGGAAGGCGCATAGCGACGATGCAGACACCGCCCTGCAGCTCGCATGCCGTGAGACGTGGGGCGCGTACTGCAGCGCCTACGCTACCCGCTACGGAGTCGATCCGATCCGCAATGCGCGAGTGAGCGGCCAGGTCAAGCAGTTCGTGAAGCGCATCGGGCACGACGAGTCGCCGCAGATTTCAGCGTGGTTCGTGGGGCACCCTGGCAGGTACTACGTGCAAGAGATGCACAGCGTCGGGGCGCTGCTGAAGGACGCCGAAAAGCTGCGAACCGAATGGGCGACGGGACGGATCGTGACGTCCACCGCGGCAGGGCAGTCCGATCGCCGCTGCGCGATGGCGTCTGCGGTTCATAGCCTGCTCGCCGAGTGCGGGGGTGAGGCATGAACCCAAGGGTCATCAAAGCCATTGCTGTAACCGCTGAGCTGACTGGCTCGGAACTCTCGGAGACGGCGATCCGGGTAATGGAATCGGATCTGTCTGCTTACCCTGAGGATGCTTCGCTTCGCGCGCTGGACCGCTGCCGAAAGGAATTGAAAGGCCGGCTGACGCTCGCCGCAGTGCTCGAGCGCGTGACCGAGTGCGACGGAAGGCCGGGCAAGGAAGAGGCTTGGTCGATTGCGCTGGCATCGAGCGACGAGGCGGAAACCGTCGTCTGGACCGACGAGATTGCGCAGGCGATGGCTGTTGCTCAGCCGCTGCTCGATGTCCGGGACAAAGTTGCTGCGCGGATGTCGTTCTGCGAGAAGTATGAAGCACTGGTGCGTGATGCGCGCGAGGCTAAGACTGCGTGCCGATGGAGTGCGTCCATTGGCACGGATTCTGATCGCCGATCTGTTGCGCTGTCGGTCGCCGTCGCGATCGGACGCATTGAGCACAAGTCGGTTGCGCGCCTGCTGCCAGGCCCTGAATCGGCGAATGTTGTTGCCGGCCTGATCGGTCGGCAGGACGTAAGGCTTCTCGCCGATATCCCGGAAGACTACAAGTCCGCTGCCGAGCGGGGCATTCGCGCCTTGCGTGAGCACCTTTCGAAGAGCGATCAGGCGGCACAGCGCGTGCGCACCGAGTGGCAGAAGGCGGAGAGTCTGAGAGAAGCCGAAATCGAGCAACGCAGGGCGGAGGCGCGCCGGATTCTTGAGGAGGCCCGAAAATGCAATGCGGAATCTGCGGGGGATCGATGAAGGTGACGAAGGTGGCGCACACGCCGGGCTTTGTCCGCCGTCGCCGCAAGTGCCAGTCGTGCGGGAAGGCATGGACGACGCGAGAATTCTTCGACGGCGCATGGCTGCAAGAGGGTGGCGTCGTAATGCCGAACAGCGGGGGCGTTGATGCGAATGGATGACCAGCACCGACACGACTGCGAGACACGCTGGTGCGTGCAGAGCTTCTACCCGGACGGCGTTCGCATGGCGGCGCATCTGTCACGAGTCGAGACGCGCAGAGGAAAGCCGGCAGCCGAGAGGTTGAGGGCGGACGTGCGGGAAGCATGGCGCGCGGAGATGGCATCGGCAAAGGAGGCGTCGTGAGCAAAATCATCATCCAGAACGACTCGTCACGCAGCGACATCCAGGCGCTGCAGTACGTGATTTCTGTAATCCGACCGGGAAGGATCAGCGACGACGGGAAGGCGTACCCGTTCGCGAACACGTTCCTCGATGGCGTGGTCGTCTATGCCACTCGGAATTACAAGTCCGACAAGTTCGTGGTGCAGGACTGCATAGCGGTGCCGACATGACGATCTCCGCCGAACGACAGCCACGGCCGCGCAAGTGCAAGTCGCCTGCGTGCCGCGCTGCGTTCGTGCCTGCTCGGCCGCTGCAGGCCGCATGCAGCCCGCAATGTGCATTGGACATGGCACGGCATAGGCGAGAGAAAGAAACGGCGCTGGTGGCCCGCAAAGAGCGCGCAGAGGCCAAGCAGAAACTGAAGCGCCGGGCCGATTACGTGCGCGAGGCGCAGCAGGCCGTGAATGCCTACGTGCGGGCGCGCGATGCGGATCTTCCGTGCATCTCGTGCGGACGTTGGCACGACGGGCAATGGCACGCCGGACACTACCTCTCGACCGGCGCGCGGCCGAACCTGCGCTTCGACGAGCAGAACATCCACAAGCAGTGCCAGCCGTGCAATACGCACCTGTCGGGGAATCTGGTGAATTACCGGCGCCGGCTTATCGAGAAGATCGGGATTGACGCGGTGGAGGGGTTGGAGGCGGACCAAACCTCGCGCAAATGGTCGATCGATGATCTGGTCGATATCCGCCGGCAGTACGTCGAGAAGAGAAAGACGATTATGGGGGGATCGGCATGAGCACGCACACCGTGAAAATCGAGGTCGTCGGCATGTACCCGCACGGCGAGAAGCAGCACGCGTCCGTATCGGTGTCTGGATGCGGGGACCTTGATCACATGCTCGACACCTTCGCGGCCGCGCTGGTCGCCGCAGGGTTCTCGGCGGACACGGCATCACGGTTGGGGTTGATCGAGCAATGACCGACGACGACATCATCGAGTGGTTCGAGGAGCTCGCGGCCGTCCGCGAACACGATCACCGGATTCCGCGGCGCAATGCCGAGTCGATCGCACTACGGATCATCAGCGAGAAGTACGGACAAGGCGCGGCGAAGGTCGCACACCGGCACGCGGAAGTGCGGCGCGCAAAAGGGGAAGGCGAATGAGAAAAGTGATCGTAAGCAAGCTCGTGAAAATAGACATCCCACACTCGTGCAGGTTTGAGTGGGTACAGGAGCAAAAAGGGGAGGCCCTGTTCCACCAGTTCGGCGTCGCCTTCGAGGAATTCGATACATGGGGAGGGAACTACTCTACGGCGATTGTCGAGTGGCCTGACGGACAACTGGAAAACGTGCCGGTAGAGCGCGTGAAGTTTGTCGATCCAATCGGCAGAGGGGACGACGAATGAGCGGCTTTACACGCGAACAGAGGTACGTCGTTCTCAAGGTCAAGGACATCCGCGCATACCTGAGCGATGACCAGATCGGGGCTTTGCAAAAGGCCGGAGAAGCCATCGAAGCAGGCCGAGAGATTGACGGTAAGGCGCCGTTTCGCGCTGTCGTGGTCGAGCAGGACTGGCCCGAGTTCGTTGATACCTGGGCAGCGATCGAGGCGCGAGATCCGCGAGGATGTTGTTACGCGCGGACCACTGCAGAGCAAGAAGTTCGGACGTGCGGACGCGCGCGAGTGGCGGTTGATGGGGCGATTGCCATCCTGACGCCTGTGCGGGACTGCTGCGGAACGTTCCCCGGCAGTCATCACCGGAGCACATGTCCGAAGTATCGCGGGAAGTTTAAGCCGAAATAATAGTCATTGTTTGGGGGATGCCATGAGCGCACTAGTGTTGCACGTAAATCTTGATTCTGGTGGGCGGCACTCTGTGTCGCTCGGCGGACACCCTGCCTTCACGACGCGGATCGCTGGACCGAAGGCATCAGGTCTCACCAAATCAATATTGACGTTTTACCCGGATATCGAGGAAATGAAGAAGGTCATTGACGATCACGACGGGTGGTCATCGTACCGCGCTGAGATTGATCGGCTGAACGCGGTAATGCTTGCGACGGCGGAGATCCTCGAACGCGACGGAGATAAGAATCACCTCGGCGGAATGCTTCGGTGTGCGATGACGCAACAAGTGCCCAATCTAGAGCAGGCAACGGATGATCAATGACGTGAAGCCCGATGTAATCAACGTGGCCTGCATCGTCCTACCCGATGGCCAGACGATATGGATAGAAGACCCGACGAGTGAGCACGTTAATGCCCATGTCCGGCTGTGGCGGGGATTGCTGCCGCAGTTTCTGAAGGACAGATACGAGGCCGCAAAGGTGGATTGTGGTGTCGTCAGTCTCCGGATGCTGCGCGACGATTATTTACGGGTGCTGAAGGAACAACCATGAACCGTGATCGACCGGAGTGGGTCCGTTGCGTAGGGTTCGGAGACGCAAAAATAACGGACGAAAAAAAGACATGGTGCGGTCGACCTGAAGAACCGTTTTTCATAGACCCGCTCCACGCTGCGTTAACCGGACGAAACGAAGGCCGGATTGTCGCCTGCCGTGAATGCGTAGAAGCGATATGCCGCGCGCTGTGGAATGGGCATGACGACCCGGAATATCTACAGCAGGAGAAAGGCGAATGACGGACGACGAATTTATCTCGCACATGCGAGCCCGGATCAACATGGCCTATGCGGACCAGATCGGAACCGAGTCATGGGAGCGCAAGAGGGTGTTGGCGATCATTGATCGCCTACATGGCGAGACCGCTCAACTGAAGTCGTTGCTGGCTTGCGGAAAGGAAAACGGAAATGACTGACACGAATGCACGGGTCTCCAATGAGCACGGTTCTTCAAACGATGAATATTCAGATGACAACTGGGCTCACCTGGCGCTTTTGCTGATGGACGAAGCGGACGCATTGGTGCGGTTTGCTTCTGTGTGCATGCCTGATGGGGCTAAGTACTCTAAGGCCGCAAATGCGTTTTGGGACGTGTGCAAGCTGCTGGCAGAAGAACGGGAACGACTCCACACCCCATTGCGTAGCGAGGAAAACGGAAATGACTGACACCAATTCACGGCTCGCGGAACTCGAGCAGAAGATCCGATCCATCGAGGAACTCGCGGCGTACTGCCTGCGGGGCAACGAGCAGTACCACACGACGATGGTCAAGATTCATGCGCTGGTGGGCGACGGACGGAAATGATCAACGCCATCCTATTGCTGAAAATGGAGGCGCAGTGCAGGAGACGCATGACGACGCCGAACGCGCACACCATCACTGAGCATGCCGCCAAGGAAAATGCCAAGCTGGCCGACGAGTACGAGTTCGCAGCCGAGGCCCTGCGCAAGCTGCACAACGAGGGATTCGGCGAAGGGGTAATGGCTGGGCTGAAATCGCTCGCGGAAAGCTGCAAGGCACGACGCGAAGCGAAATCCGAGACGCTGGAACGGATCGACGGGGCGACGAGATGAGTGGATCCGATATGGAGGCCGTCATCGACACGATACGCAATGCAGCCCGACTGCAACGCGAGAACGTCGAATTGCGCGATGCGCTCGATTGGTACGCACAGTCCTCGAACTGGCGTCGCGAGGTACGCGCCGTCGGCGGAAAACGCGTGAAGTGGGTCAAAAGTCCGGCCGCATTCGACCGTGGGGCGCGCGCGAAATTCGTGATTCTGACGCTGGAAGGCGCTAGATGACCCCGACCTGGCAAGGCGAGATGCAGCTAGCCGGGTGGGCCGAGTCCCACACGTCCGGCGCGAAGCTGACTTTCTGGCTGCCGGAATCCGCCGACCTGGAAGTTTTCCGGGGCATGACCGCGCGCAAGGGGCATCGGGCCGGGCAGCGGTTCGCGGTGGTGCTGGTCGAGATAGGCGAGGATGAGTTACCGGTTCCGACGCCGGTCGTTCAGGAGCCGACAGCTCCCGCGCCAAAGCCCAAGGGCGGCGAACTCGCGCGCCTCGCCGGCCGATGGTGCGGTGACGAGATGTTCCGGCACTGGATCGATTCAGATAACGCGGAAACGGCAGCGCAGTACATTCGGACGATGTGCGGGGTGAAGAGCCGAGCCGAACTGGATCACAACGCCGAGGCCGCGCAGAACTTTCACCGGTATTTCAGGGAGCCATTCATCCGTTACTGCAGAGACGCGGGGATTGAGCTGTGAATGATTTCTACAAGCGACTGATGGCCTCTAGGCTCGCGAACGATACGCGCTACTGCACGCAGTGCCGATGCCAGCGGCCGAGGAAGGGCGGGCGGGAGATTGCGTTCAACGACGGACGGAACGCGAGATGGGTGTGCGGACTTCACAGGGGCATGGCATGACACTAGACGAACTGCTGTCCGATTATTGGGACGCCGCCTACGCGGAGGGGGTGGAAGGCCGCGCCCACGACACGCCAGATGGGGTGGCGCAGAAGACGCTCAATGCAATCCATGAAGAGGTTCGAAGATTGGTCGCTGAAGGGCGCGAACATACATGGCAGCCGATTGAGACGGCACCAAGAGACGAGTCCGTAATTCTGCTTGGCTACATCCCGCATCCGCGCATTGAAGGATCTCGCCGTGTCTATGAGGGCCGATGGAACGATGAGCAGCAGACGTGGACCAGCGTCAATGGGTTTCTTCTTCACACGGAAGCAACGCACTGGATGCCGCTGCCCGATCCGCCCAAGGATTGCGAATGACCTACGGCTGCCCTACTGATGACCCGACCGCATGGCGCGGCAGGCCGACCGAGCAGTGGATGCAGAAAGGGTGGAGGTATCTGCATCGCGGCGACGTCGTCACGCGCGAGCCGGTGATGGTCAGGATCCGCACGGACTGGAATCTGATCAGGTGCGGGCGGCTTGAGCAGCCTGGATATACGGACACAGGGTGCGCAGGGTGTGCGCTCGATAACAAGGAGGATTCGAAATGAGAGACGAAAACGGAACGAAGTGGCTGCCGCCGGCAAGACTGATCGAGTTTCTGGGCATGCTGCCGGCGGACAGCCGGGTAATGACGAACGCGGTTGGGAGCCTGACCGTGCTTTGTTCGAACGGCCAGAGATACCTTGCATACATCGACTTTGGAGGGAATGGCGAGATTGCGCTTGTTTCGGATGTGCCGACGTCGATCAAAAAGGACGACGATGGCATTGCCAGCTGAGCAATACCAAGACCCTGCCAAATGGCTAGTCATCAAGGGACAGGATTGCACGCACTGCCGCAGTATCGATGTCATCGAGTGGTGCGGCGTCCGGGTGGTCTCGTGCGGCAACGAGCAGGCGCCGAGATCGCGCAGGAGCCATGCGCCTGCGTGTCGATGCCATCTCTACCGACACAAAGGGGCGCCGGATGCAACGTGAGGACATCGATGCACTGAAGCGGCGTGTGGATGCGCTTGTCCAGATCATGCAGGAGTGGGCAAGATGGCAGGCCGGATACAGGATGCAACTCGGCTACCCGTCGCATAGTGCAGGCATGGGTGGAGGCGGTGTGCGATCGTTCGATGACATGTGCGACAGCGTGGACGCGGAGACCATGCGGACTGTCGATGGCGTCATCCAGGAAGACCTGACGCCGATCGAGCGGGCGGCTATCCTGCGCAGGTACGGGGTCGCGGCCGTGTTCCGGTTCCGGGACTACGAGGGAGTGCTTGCTCAGGCGCATGATCGGCTGTTCGTGATCCTGCCGCGCAAGGGCGTGATGATTTTTTAGGAGCTGGTGGAGACGATGCCAAAGCCGGATAATTTCTTTGAAAGACTGACTTCTTTTAGCGGTCCTGTGTGCTTTACGGCGGAGACGCTGAAAGAACGCACGTTCCTGATAGACGGCCTGCGACTGCAGGGCGACGGCATCGGGGTGGAGCTGCTAGATGAAGGCGGCGCAGAATGCGAATTCTTCGTGAGCATTGACGATCTGGTAGATGGCTTCGAAGGCTGCATTATTTATTCAGACCCTAAGTCCGCTGCGGAATATAAGGACGAAACGCTTGATGCGCTAAGAAAGGCGATTGAGCGCATAGAGCGGATGGAGCCGGGGAAATGCAGCAAAATATATTGACAGTTGATATCAAGATGAGCTAACGTCCAGCGCGTGGGGGAAGTTGCCTCCAAAATTATTCGGTCACTCGAAAGAGTCGCCGGCTTTTTGCTTTAAGTTGGTGAGTGCGCAGAGTGCACGCCGTGGTTCAGCGTGCGCGACGGGAGTTGATAGCCCTATAAAGCGCAGTCTTGCTCGGCCCGCTGAGGCATACAGGACGCTGGTTCGAATCCAGATCGCACCGCCAACGCCTATAAGCGCCTCGCCATCTCCGGATCGCGGGGCGCGTTGCTTTGTGCGTGAGGCAGATGACAGAGCGCAAACGATCCGGGCACGCGTGGCAGAAGATCCGGAGCCGCATCCTGTACAGGGATAGCGGGCTGTGCCAAGAGTGTCTGCGCCGGGGCCTCGTGACAGCGGGCGTTGAAGTCGATCACATCCTGCCAGTCCATAAGGGCGGCACGGATGAGGATGACAACCTGCAAGCGCTCTGCCGCGAGTGCCATGAGAGCAAGACCCGCACGGACCTCGGGCAGCGCGACAGGCCTGACACGGGGCTGGATGGGTGGCCTGTGACGCACACGGGGGGCGGGCGGAATCTCTGAAGGCTTCGACCACAGAACCGTTCGCCAAGAGTCTTTTTAACGCTAACCGATAAAACGCCATGAAACGCACGCGCTCCGATTCCGCTGCTGCAGCGATTCGGGCCGCCCAAGTTGCGTCCTCTGCGCCGATCGACCCGCCCGCTCACGTGAATCTCCGAGATGGCGATCGACCGTTTTGGGATGCCGTCATTTGTGCGCGCGCGCGGGATTCATGGAACGATTCTGACCTTGCGACTGCTGCAAATCTGGCGCGGTGTAAAGCAGATATCGAGAGAGTACAGCGGGAAATTGACGAGGAAGGCGACACGCTCGTCAATGATCGCGGGACGGTCGTTCTGAACCCGAAGCACTCCTTGATCGAGGTTCTATCCCGCAGGGCAATGGCGCTATCCCGCATGCTGCACGTCCACGCCGAGGCCACGGTCGGCAAGAGCGAGGACTCGAGCAAGTCGCTTGGCGCGGAGAAGAAGGCCAAGGCCGCGCAGTCTGCTGCGGATGACGATCTGATCCCGCGACTGTACGCGGCGAAATAATGGCGCGTGCGGCGTCACGCGGCGATCGAGTGGTCGCCTTCGTGGAGCGGTATTGCCTCACACCGGAAGGGCAGCACGTCGGGAAGCCGATCAAGCTGGTGCCGTTTCAGAAGCGGTTTATCAAGGCGATTTACGACAACAAGCGAGGGACGCACA